GTAGAATTTTATGAACGATCCTCGAATTTCCAAGACGTAATTGACCCAAATGGTATTAACATAATTGATTATCTTTCAATCTTGGATAATTTTTGGGAAGTGGGGAAACCAATACAGGAAATACATGAGATTTTAAAAAAGGGTATTGCTGTCATATGTCTTCAAAAAAAGCCTGGGGCTGAATTTGCTAAAGGTGGAGCAGTTACCCTTGAAGTCCCACGACTTGTAATCAATATGGACAACAACTCGCCCTTTGGTGGTGTCGCTAAAATTGCCAAAGCAAAAGCATGGGCCACAAAAAATAATCCTAATGGTCTGGAACGAGATTATAAAATAGTAGATAGTTGGAAAATAATCCCTACCTCGGATTGGCGATATATGACAGAAAAAGAACGTATCAAGGTTAATGCCGATTATGGAGCAGAAAAGGCCGCACAACAAGAATACATTTATGAATTTAGATTAGAGGATGGAACACTGGCTGGGTTAAATTATAGGGATAGGCAGGAATGGATAAATAAATATCCGGGAGTAGATGTTGATTTTGAGCTTACTGGCTTGAAAAAGAAACTTGATTTTAGATCATGGCTTAAACGTAAAAACTGGTTTTTCCAGGTAGCGGCATATTTAAATCAGGCACAAATGAAAGCTTCACAGCAAGCATTAGGTGAACCATTGGGCGAAAGCGGATGAAAAAACTATACAAAATAATGGCCGATCTCTTAACACGATTGCCTTATACCCGCAGGACTAGCCTATCGGTTGACTGGTTGTTAATCAAAAGTGAGCGAGGTTCAGAATGACACATATCAAAGAAATTATCCCCGGTGTTTTAATCCAGGCAGCAGAGAAACAAAGTGAACGGGGAAATAAAATGACTAAAATCCAAAAAGGAAAAATGATTTTTAAAACAAATCCAGACAAAGGATTTGTGTTTAAAGCATGGGAGACGGATTCAAAAGGCGACGCCCTTATAGAAGTTGAAAAAGATGGTGAAATTATTCGTAGTTTTATTTTTCCAGCTTACAAGGTATGGAATATTCCTGCCCATGCAAATGATATCATCGAAAGCGAATTACAGAAAAATACCCATGGCTATATAATGGCAGGATCAAACGGTTTTGGCGGGAATGTTTTTGCGTAATGAGGCGAAGTATGATGATGACCAAAGAAGAAAAAGCGCAGTTTGAAGCAATGGTGTCAGCCTCACAGGTTATTCGTACCTGGACTACTGTGGCCGTTGAGTCAGGTCATCCGACCTGTTGGATGGATGATGTTGACGATATCAGGAAAATAGCCTGTATCGGATTGGGATTGAAAGATGCCAAGCTATAAAATCAAAAAACGGTCTCCAAAATGGGATAGTATTTTGAAAACCGGTTACTATATATATTCCAGAATCTACTCGAAATGCAAGAATGGCCGGGCCTTTAGGCGTTACAGGATGGCTGGGCCTTACAGAAGCCGGAAGAAAGCAGCAGCGGCAGCCGGAATGCTCACCTTAAAATTTAATGAATTTGCTAAGAAAGTCGAAAAGGAAGAAAAACAAGCATCGCGGCCAGACACAGAACAAGCGCCAAACAGGATGAAAATGGATAGAGAATCAGTGATGAAGCGTTGGGATAGTTGGTCGCAATATTATCGTGAAGGTGGTCGCGCTTCCTGGCCACGGGATTCGTTTGAGAGTTTGCTTGATTATTTTGAGAATGAAATCGCAGAAGCGATAAGCAGGTCTGACATGCAAAATTAGCCGTCTAACATTAGTTCTGCGAAGAGCTAGGATAGAATACGTCACAAGTTGCGTATACGCAACTTGGTCTTCTTAGAACGGCAATTGGGGGGGGGATGAATAATGTTACCAACGTATAAAATCAAGAAAAGAAGCCCGAAGTGGGGGGGGGATAGCATATCCCGGGCCGGAAGAAGAAAAACTGAAGACACACAGGAGAGCATCATGGAACTAAACCCGGGAGAGGTCAGGATTTATTATCGCACAAAAGTTGGAGATATCGACACCGAACTTGACGAAGCACTGGGAGTCGTCTTAGAGAAATTCGGGTATCGAAGGTGGGCATCTGGATTTGAAATAGCAATTGATGTTCGGAATCTGGTGTTCGGCAAGAAGAAAAATTGAAAATAGATGCAAAAAACTTTTGTATCTGGAATATGCGGAAGTATAAGTTTGCGAGCATAAAACTTGCCTCCCGCATATCTGAAGGGGGAATTACTTTTACCCGATCTAATCATCTTGTAAAGATTTGTCCATCTTTTGTATTCCTCCAAGCGGGATAAAGATCGTTCAACAGGCGATGAATGCCTGCCGCAACACGGTCGACGTGTTTATCTGCTGCCATCTTGGGGGTTTTCCCCCTGGCATAGTTTTTTCTTGCATATGCCCTCAATTTTTCCTCAGCCTCTTCGGGCACATGTAGATCCCCGCTTCTGTAAGCGGATATTGTCGATGGTGCGACGCCCAGTAACTCTGAGGTCTCTTTGTTACGGATTTTCGCATGAGACTGCAAACTACAAAATTGTGCCGGGCTTATTGTCCTCGCCGGTGGTGTCTTGGCCCTCATTTCTCTTCCCCTCCCTTTTTTCTCAATTCCTGTTTATCAAGAAACTTATCAAGCGCACGCCTAACGGTTTCTGCCTGCTGAAATCCTTTTCCTTGACAGTAGGCCCGGAGCCGTTCCTTTTGTGCCTTTGGTAGATATATAGTGATTTTTACCATAATTTTTTCTCCAGAGCCTGCCCAGTCGCAACCGGGCAGGCGGGGTAGTGGTTTCAGATGTTTTATATTTTTCTGAATTTTCCTTTGTCATCTCTACAATACAATTTGCCACTCGCCCATAATTCCGCAATTTTTTCAACAACCGGGCTGGGAGCGCCGGTTTCTTTTACTTCGACGCCATCGACAAAAGTTACTTCGTCGTTCCACTTCGCACGTTCCTTGGCGAGGTGGGCATTGACCTCCATTAGATGTTGCCCTGCAGCCCGGATATGAGCCAGTATTTTTTCTATGTCTTCGCAGGTATAAAAGCGCGGGACGACATACCCAAAGTCGTCGAAGAAAACGGACCTTCCATTTTCTTTTGTCCTTAAACAAGTGGCCTGCACTCCATCAAGGCATTCGGTTGTACTGTACACAACCGGCCCATTCTTGAGGTACAGATCCGGCAACTCTTTTTTGGGCAGGGCATGGATTTGAGTAATTTGATAACCTTTTCCCCCTGCGCTACTGATTTCCCTGGTTGCCTCAATCCGGATTTCTGTGTTTTCTGTGTTCACGATTTTCCTCCAGGCAGTTTATTTGCCAGTGCCCAGGGCGTTAAGGTCTACTATTAGACTAAATTTCGGCTAATTCGTCGGGATCGGTGTAGGGATTTTCTTCGCGCCATACAAAATCCTCGTGATCACTGCAACAACAATTTCCTGCGTGTCCAGGGTGTAGCTCAGTATAGTAGCTGCCATTTTCGTCGCACAATAATACGGCGTGTGCCGACCGGTAATTGATATTTCTTTCCAGTTCTTTTAAAGCTTCTTGTTTTTCCATGATTTTCTCCAGGGCGGTTTATTGCCTTACCCAGGGCGGTGAAGTTATTCGATTAGACTAATTAGGTTATTGCCCACGTGCCATCAGTTTGCAAACCCCATCGTTTTAATACGGAGACTATGCTTTCTTCTTTTTTGGATTTGCTCTATTAACACAGGTCCGTGTCCTTTGTCTTGTCCCCAAATATCGACCATATCTCCGTTTGCGATAGCCCGGGTTTTGCCAAAATCTTCATTGATATTTCTTTCGATTTCCATTCCTTTTTCCTGTTTAATTTGTTTTTCGCTACCTTTCATTTCATTTTTCCCCATGTACCTGTGTCTAGTCCTGTTCTTTCATGACTTCTAAAGCCTTTCGTATCAGGGCCGTAGCCATTTCCCAGCATTAAGTTAATATTCCCAGATTAATTTGCTGCACTTACCTGTTTTTTTTCCCCCAGCGTTGAGGTTAATAATGTTGTTTTTTTATCTAATTATAATATAACATAGGTCGATCCGCCTGTCAATAGCAATCTAACAAATAAATAGAAATAATCTTCTAAAAGGGGGTAACTAGCTGATTTTACAGGAAAAGAAAGTTTGAAATAAATTAAAATAAAGTTTGGGGGAAGGGGGGAGGAGGGGGGAATAATAAAAAGCCCCTGACAGGCTGGGAGGTCTACCAGAGGCTTAAGGAGAAAGGAGAATTAAGAAGTATTTATACAGATATAGCAAGCAAGTAGGATTGTCAAGTCCTTTCATCTTCGAGCTTATATTCCAGGGATTTAAGCAGCAGTGATTCCGTCACCTTCTGTGCGTAAGCGCGGTTGTCACAAAAGAAAATAGGTAGGCGGTATTTTGGCCCTCATTTTTCACCCCCCTTCTTATCGTAAATATCCAGAAAGATTGCAATAGCTTGGCGAACCAATTCCGCCGTAGGATATTCCATCAGCCCTGCCCTCAAAAGCATTGTGTCCAGCGACCGGCAGCGGCTGGCACCGGTCGTTTATGTTCCCATTTTCTATGGGTACGTTCTCCAAATAACTGTTCTATCTTATATGTCACAGGCGGAGATGCGATTGATCGCACTATCTTCGCTGTCAGCTCGACTCCCCTTAATTCAGAGGTGAGTCGTAATGGGACTTCGGTAAAGCTCGCTGTCAAACACGACAACGAGTGAGGAAGAACGCCGAGGACATGGCGTCCTGTCACTTCTGCGGGACTGGCGTGGCTAAGAACTTCCACGTCTTTAGTCACAATCCCCTCTTCGACCAGATATTCTACTAGGCCAGGATGTCTGGTAACAACAACGTCAATTTTCATAATTCTTTTCTCCTTATTTCAATCACCTTGTCAATTGACTTCGGGTTCATCCGACTGCGGTAATTACCGGTAGCCAAGTCACCTAGGCTTGTCTCTATAACCAGTGCAAAATATTCGTAGGATTTTGAGCGCTTGAGTTCTCGCTCAAAGCGATCTCTACCGATAGAGAGGGAGCCGACACAATCGTCTAAATTTTTCCGTTCGATTGCGATCTGGTCCTCGTATCCCTGGATTGAGTAATCACCGGTAGACAGAGTGGCGCGGATAGAAGGCGTCTTGAACTTGTAGGCGTTTTGCTCACGCGTATCGATAATTAGGGTGATATTATCCATTGCAATGTTCTCATTTTTTGAGCGATTTTGTCAAGAGGGGGGTAAAAACAGAACTTATAATAATATCAAGCAGCTAGGTTATAGAGGTTTGGCTAAGTATTTAATATTATTGTATATATTCCGTTGGGGCCTCTTTGGTTTGACTTTGACATGAGGGGGGGGGGTGAGAAGCCTTAATCAAAGATTAATAATACCTGTTTTGGATATTGTCAAGAGGCAGAGATGAAAATAATAGTAAACCTTGACAAATTCCCTTAAAGATCTTATGGATACTGATAGTGCTGCATTTTTTGCATTATACAATATATGGTATTACGGGGAAATTATGAAAACAGTATTCCATAAACGGAAACGGGATGACCATCCTTGGAAGAATTCTCCAGTCCTTGAACTTGCCAGAGAACCAGTAGCAGGGGGTACCCACCGGCTTGGTGAGAAAAGTAAATTGTGGGAAGTGGCGGATGTTACCTGGTGCTTTGAGCCGGGGCCCGTGAATGTGTTTAGCCACTTTAGCTGCGGGGTTGTGTAATGGCAAAAGCAGGTCAGCCCACCAAATTCAACGAGAAGGTTAAGAAGCAAATCTTGTGTATGGCCCTCAAGGCGTTTACTGACGTTGAGATGTCCAATATTCTAAGTATTGACGAATCTACACTTACCCATTGGAAGAAAAAATACCCCAAGTTTTTCACGTCCGTAAAGGATGCAAAGGCTGAAGCTGACAAGAATGTGGTCAAATCTTTGTACCAAAGGGCATGTGGTTTTGCATGTCCGGCTGAGAAACGCACTGTAGTTGTTGATGGGGTGGAACGCACTGAAATGATTACAAAATTTTATCCGCCTGATCCTACCAGTATGATTTTTTGGTTGAAGAACAGGGACAGGGCGAACTGGAGAGATAAGCAGGATGTTGCCGTGAGTGGAGATTTGACGGTTAACGTAGTCAAGTTTGGTAAAATTGACGACGATATTGGGAAAAAGAAAGATGGACCGGAGACCTAGTGTCTAGCACTGTGACACTCCCCAACAATTGGCATCCCAGACCCGACCAGATGGCACTATGGGCCTACATGGAGGCAGGTGGTAAGCGAGCCGTCGAAGTCGCACATAGGCGCTGGGGGAAGGATGATTGTGCTTTACATTATACAGCAACAGCAGTTTTCCAACGCGTAGGCAATTACTGGCACATGCTTCCCAAATATGACCAGGCGCGCAAGGCTATCTGGGATGCTGTTAACCCAAGGACGAGCTTGAGACGCATTGACGAGGCATTTCCCAAAGAAATCCGCAAGCGGACCCGCAACGATTCGATGTTTATAGAGTTTCGTAACGGATCGACTTGGCAGCTGGTAGGGTCTGACAATTATAACGCTATCGTCGGATCACCCCCGGTCGGTTTAGTTCTTTCCGAGTGGGCGTTGGCCGATCCCATGGCATGGGCGTATCTTTCCCCTATCCTTGAGGAAAACGGCGGTTGGGTTATGTTCGTTTATACTAGCAGAGGGAACAACCACGGGAAGACTACTTTTGAGACAGCGAAAAGAACTGAAGGCTGGTTCGCCGAAAAGAAAACAGCGATCGAAACTAAAGTTTTTAGCACTGAACAGCTCGGGAGAATACAAACTGAATATATTGATCTCTTTGGGTTAGAATTGGGGGGAGCGTTATTTTCCCAGGAATACTTATGCGTACCGGCTAGTACTTTAATCTGGACTGATAGAGGCCAGAAACCGATTGAGGGACTTTCGGTTGGAGATATAGTATTAACTCATGCAGGCAGATGGCGCAAGATTACAAAATGTTTTTGCCGGGAATATGAAGACGATTTGTGTAAAATAAAATCTTCTGGGAATTGCCAGGCCTTAATTTGTACTCCCGAACATCCAGTGCGTACATATAATCCAAAAACCCAGAAATATGAATGGGAAAAAGCTTCAGACATAACGGGGACTCACTGGATTACTTTTCCAAAGACACAATCTTCAAATTCTTTTATAAAGCCTGAATTAATAGAGTTGATTGGGTGGTATATCACCGAAGGCTCTGTAATGAAAAATGCAGTTTCTTTTTCATTAAATAAGAAAGAGACACATTATGTACAGAGAATCCAGGAAATAGCTGCCGAGTTTGGCAAATGTAGCAAACATGAACTTCCCACGGCTATGATGGTGCAGGTGTGTTCATGTAGATTAGCTGATTTTTTGGTTACGCATTGCGGATCTGGAGCTGCAAATAAAAGAATTCCATGGAATTTAATATCTGGGCACGAAGAACTTTTATATAACACTTTAATTGACGGTGATGGATGTAGAGGACAATATAAAAGTGCTACAGAGGTATATTCGACTATTAGTCTATCTTTAGCAAGAGATGTACAGATGTTGGCTCACATAATCGGGAAAAGAGCTCGGATAAATAAAGGCAAGACAGCAGGAATTGGTTTTATTGAAAAACGAAAGTGTAATTTTTCTGATTCTTATAATGTTTTTATGTCACCAACAGAAAAGAAAAAGTGTGGTAGACAAAAGGTTATATTGGCTAAACATTCTGCTGCATGCAAGGTTCTTTCTGTAGAAAAAGAAAAATATATAGGGAAGGTTTATAATATAGCAGTCCAGTTTGACGAAAGTTATGTAGCTAACGGGGTGGTTGTCCATAATTGCGATTTTGCCGGTGCGGTCATGGGCGCTTATTATGCTACCGCGATTGCCAAGGCCAGGGCTGAGAAGAGAGTAACAGTTGTTCCGTGGCAACCAGGACTAGAGGTTGACACCTTTTGGGATCTTGGTTTAGACGATTCGATGTCGATCTGGTTCATGCAGCCAATGGGAAAATCATACCACTGGATTGACTACTGTGAGGGCGTAGGATTCGGCATGGAGCACTATGCTAAGCAACTCAAGGCTAAGCCCTACGTATACGGTAACCATTGGATGCCGCACGATGCCCGCAACAGGGAACTTAGCACTGGGGAGATAGCGCACTCGGTAAAAAAAACTGCTGAAAATTTAGGTATTAAGCCTATAATAGTGGTTGACAGGGCTCGCAATATGGATGTAATTATGAGAGAGCATATCCCGGCCTGTCGGAATGCTATTGCTGTAAGCTGGTTCGACGAAGGAAAATGTTCTAAAGGTCTTGCAGGGTTAGAAAATTATCGATCAGAGTATAGCGAGAAGAAAAAGAAGTTAGGTGATAGGCCATTGCACGACTGGACCTCTCATCCCGCGGACGCTTTTAGAACTTTTGGCGCAGGGTATAGGCAGATTACGAAACAAGAATTACCAAAAAGACAGTATCTTGGCGGATTCATGGGGAGATAAACAAATGAAAATAGTTGTTATTTTTCTCTTGGCGTTGTTATGGACGTTACCTTGCTATGCTTACAGAGACGGTGACATCGAAGATAGGATAAGTGACATCGAATGGACGCTGGCTACACAAGCTGACGAGCAGCGACGTTTAGATGATTTGAACAGGCGAGCCAAGGCGTTGGAGTCGATGCGGGATAGGATAAAAGCAGATCCATATTCTGGAGGACTTGGGTTGAGTACATCGACACACAGTAGATAAACATTATTTATAAGGAGCCATAGATGCCATACGTTAAGCTAATCACGGGTGATATTTTCGAAGTTGCGGAAAACAAATTCAATGGAATCAAGAAGACCGGGAAGATTAATCCTTTTGCTGTTCATTACGATGGTAAGACCGGAGTGGGTTTTGTTGGATCTCATATCGTGGCTATGTATCGGGATAATCCAGCGCAACAGCTTCTGGTGGGGTCTTCGGTGACGCCGGAATTTGTAGAGAAGGCTGAGGCTGAGATACACGCAGGCCGGAAACCCGGTAGGCCTCCCAAGGCAAAATGAGAGGATAAATCATGTCAAAAGAAAGGCGCAATACAATTACAGGAACTTTGGCCGGAACAGCATGGGTAACATTAAAAACCTTTGAGTTCCGCGGCAAGGTGAGTGAGATATGGGCCAAGATACCGGCTCTTTCAGGGACTTCGACCGTGTCCTTCGCTCTATTCGATCATTCGCAGGAAACAGATGTAGACGAACGGTGGAACTCCGGCACAAAGGCTGAAAGCACCACACAGGACATGGTATTTGATCCGGCCAAGTCTGTGGCACGTGGTGATATGATCAAGATGAAAAAATCTGAGGCCGGGACTGAAACCGTAGAAGCTATAATTTTCTGGGAACGGAATTAACGGGCTTGGCATAAAATGACCCTACTAAAGTCAGAAAAGCTCAAAGATGCTATAGACAAGCTAAAAGAATCTTCAGCAGTGTCTAAGAAGTTTGGTAAGGATAAGCGCAATGATTTTGCTTTCAAGGCTGGGCATCAATATACCAAAGAGGAAAAGAATGCTCTTGAGAATGCTAATCCACCGCGTCCCGCATACGTATGGAATATGATTGAGCCTTGCGTTAAGTTAGCCGTCGGCACGGTTATCCAGAATCCTTTTAGGATATTTCCAGAGCCGCGCGAATCGTCTGACCAGCTATTGTGCGATGTATTGAGTGAGATAATTGATTTTGTAGATGACAGGATGGGTGCGGGGGCAGAAGAAGTTGAGGCATACGACGATTCGGCTACTTGCGGTGCAGGATATGTTGAGATTGATGTTGCGGCAGACCCGGAACGTCCCCTTGAAATTCTGATGACTGAGACAGTAGTTCCCTACTATGAGCTTTCACCGGACCAGACGAGTCGCAGGGACGACTGGAAAGATTCGCGATGGCTATTCCGAGAGAAATGGCTTAGCGTAGAAGACTTCAAAATAACGTATCCTGAACATGCCTCACGGGTTAAGGAAATAATGAAGTCAGGGAAGGTGTATACTTTCCTTGATGAGGTTAGCACTCACGAGATTGATGGCATACCAGTAGACGACGCACCTTCCAGCGATTATGACCGGGAGGCTGATCCTGATTTTTACAATATGGAGAAGGGCCTAATCCGTGTGATCAGGATGCAGTATTGGGATAGTTACCAACGATATTACGGCTTTAATCCTACCACTAAGGAAGTCGAGGAATTCCCAAAAGAAAAGCTTGAGGCATTGAAAGAACGTATACCAAATTTTGACTATACTAAATTATGGGATAAAAAGCTTAAATTTTTTGAGTTTACCGGAGACGAGATTCTATATGATGATGATTCACCTATCCCTGTTGATGGATTTAGCATTGTCCCAATGTTTTGGGCCAAGGATAAGAGTGAGGACATAATTGATTACTTTGGGATAGTCAGGCCGCTAAAAGATCCTAACCGCGAAGTCAACAAACGGTGGTGCCAGGCACTAAATTCCTTGGTGAGCCAAGGGCAGGGCGTTATGGCTGAGCAAGATGCCTTTGTTGACCCACGCCAAGCCGAAAGTAGTTGGTCGGATCCGCGTGAGATAACTTGGATGAACGAAGGTGCTCTTGCGCAAAATAAAGTCCAGGAGAAGCCCGTTCTTGTATTTCCTGACGCAGCAATGAAAATGGAACAAGCGGCCCAGGAGGCAATTAGAACAATTAGCGGATTCAATCCTAACCTGTTGGGCAATATCGGCAGCAAGCAAGAATCGGGGGTTGTAATTCGACTGAGAATTCAACAAGGCCTTGTTTTACTTGCAAGGGCTTTCGCCAATTTCAAAAAGATGCGGTTTGAGTTATATAGGCGTAAGCTTGCTATTGTTATGAAATATATGCCTGAAAGCCAGATGCTTCGCATTCTGGGCGGGAATGACAAGTATCAAATTCAAGACGGTGTAATCCATGACGTGAAGAGGGGCCTATCCGCTGAACTTCGCAATGTCAAAGATTTGAAATACAACGTGAAGATTGAGGATGCGCCTGGGAATATTACAAAAACCATGTCAGAGCTTGCTATTTTCATGGAAATGATGAAACTTGGTTTCCCCGTGAATCCCGAGGCTGTAATTGAAAAACTTGATTTAAGCGCGGGGGATAAGGCTGATTGGTTAGAGTTTATTCAACAGTCTAAGCAGGAGCAAAGCCAAGCCCGTGAAATGGAAATGAAACAAAAAGCCGCCGGGGAACAAATGAAAGAAAAGATTGAACAGGGTAAAAGACAAGTTGATTATGCTAAGATTGAGGTTCAGAAAGAAGGGAATAAGCAGGATTTTATTGTTGACCTGGCTAATCTTGACCAAGCCGAAAGAGCAGTGGCTAAAAAGCTGATGTCTGAATTCATTAAGCAGGGCATGGCGCAGGCAGCTTCATCCGCTCAGGATAAGATGGCAGCCCAAAGACAACAGCAACCTTTATTGCCAGGGCAACAGCAGCAACAGCAGCAACAACAGCAACAGCAGCAACAGCAACAGCAGCAACAGCAACAGCAGCAACAGCAACAGCAGCAACAGCCTGCGAGGCAAATGCCGCAAGCTGGAATGAGATAACAATTCACGATGTCCAATATTGATAAAGTATTAAACAAATTAATAAGTATCTGTCAAGCGTGAAAGTTTATGGTACAAAATAACAAAGGAGAACAAGCCATGCCTTAAAAACATAGAGTTTAAAATTACATTTAAAATCAAATAACTAATAACTAACACGAGGACCATATAGGCCCGGTTAGCAATTCTTATGATCGGCTCATCCCCGCTAAAAGATGTTTTCGGTTCACCACTGTTAAACGGTGCATCGGCTCACTCCCGAAGAGTGAAAGGAAAGAACAATGGCAGAAGAAAAAACAACAATAGAAGAGATTATGGAAGCAAAGGACATTCTCCCTGAAATCGAAGAAGTAGAAACTCCAGCGTTCTCCGGCGAAGAAATTACGCCCTCGCCAGGCGGAAAAGAGGCTGTTGGAAGTCCTGCACTCGAAGTTGATGCAGGGGGGGAGCCGGTAATCGCGCCAAAAAATCCTATAGATAAGCGGTTTGGTGAGCTCGAAACAGCCAACAATGGATTACTCGAAGAACTCAAAAAAGAAAGGAATAAGAGACAGAATCTTGAAGGCCGTTTTAGCCAGGTTAATGAATTTCTTGTCACCGCACAGCAACAGCGTCAGCAAGAGACCGCACAGCAACAGGCAGCGGCGCAACCGACTGTCCCTGAAGATCTTATGGTTGAGTTCAGGCAAGACGGAGACGGTGAAACCGAAACTCCTATAATCAAAGCTTCTGCAATTAGAGAAATAATCCGAAAAGAACTTACTCCACTCCAACAGGACTTAATGAGTACCAGAAATCAGCAAGTACAGCAGACGCAGTTTGATGGGCTACAGAAGATACAAAACAGCATTGTTTCAGAAAATGCTGCCTATCGAGGTGGTATGCAAAAATTAAGCGGTGAATGGGCTTGGATTAGCCAGAACTTTGACAATCTTGTTAACTCGACTGGTCGGGGTCCAAGGTCACAGCGAGAGGCTGAAGAAATGCTTTATTCGTCTGGTATAGAAGCAGAATTTGCAAAACGATATCCTGCTTCTGATTTTGAAACAGTTGTTGAGGCATTTATGGCTACCGGCTCGACTATTACCAGGAAGTTACGCAAGGCGTTGGGAATGGCGTCAGCGGCTAAAGGTACGCCTGGAAAATCTCTTGATCAAGCCAAACTTCTTGGTAGAAAGACGTCCTTTGCTAGTGTGCCTAATAGTAAAAAGCCGGGCATGAAACTTGAAAGTATTGCTGATTTACCGCTTGAGTCTCTCTTATCTTTAACCGAGACCCAGGCAGAAAAATTATATGACCTGATGGAGGAGGAGTAACAAAAAATGAGGTAATAAAATGGCTGCTACTGAATTTGCAACAGGTTCAGCGCAAAATGTTCTTAATTGGTCTACCAAGGCTTTCCGCGAGTCTCTAAAAAGCACACATCTTTTTCAGAAGTTTGTAGGACTCGGGAAAAAAGTCAATGGTATGCCTACAAAGAAACGCGCTGTAATTGAATTTTTTGACGAAATGGACAAAGGTGAGGGAGATACTGTCAAATACGATCTGTTAATGCAGATGACAAAAGATCCTATCACTGGAGATAACCGAGCCAAAGGAATGGGCGAAGCCCTGGTTTATTACCAAGATTCGCTTGTTATCGACCAGATGAGGTTTCCGCACGAATTCAAGCGGATGTCTCAGCAAAGAACGCTACATGATCTAAGAAGCGATGCTCAAGAAAATATCAGCGATAAATGTGGTGATACTCTTGAGAGTTATATGTGGCGATTTTTGTGTGGCGATACGACCATAAGCTTTGGTCAGTCGGGTACGGCTCCTGATAGCGCACACTACTATGTATGCGGTGATGTTTCTCATACAGGGACTATTGCCACAGATGAAGGCAGCCTTGGGGCTAATGATCAGCTTTCACTTGAGGATCTTGACTATGCCAAGGAAAAGGCAACTGTGCCGACGACGGGCATCCCTCCGATTCGTCCGGTTAAGATTGAGGGCGGCGAGTACTTTATAGTCGTTCTTCATCCATATCAAGCAACAGATATACGCTTAGGCATTGGGCCTGGCACTAATATTGACTGGACTACAATTCAGCAATATGCAAATGTTCGTGGCCTCAAGAACCCTGTATTTACAGGGGCACTTGGCGTTTACCACGGCATGATAATTTTTGAGACTCACCATATACATTCCCCGGTTTCTAATGTACGCAGGGGAATGTTGCTTGGTGCTCAGGCCGGTTCTTTTGCTCTCGCCAATCCGTATGACAAGATGGATCAGTCAAGATACGGGAAAAAGAATTACATGAGTTGGGCGGAGGATGCGGACGATTACGGTAATCAGAAAGGCATTTGCGGTGGAATGGTGTGTGGAATTAAAAAGAATACCTTTAATTCTAAGGACTTTGGCACATTAGCCATCACTTCTTATGCTGCTGCTCACTGACATTAATTAATTAAAGGGAGGGGGGGAGGATCCTCTCCCATAATTTCTAAGAGGTAAACAATTATGGCTACTACGTATAATTTTACAGACGGGTCAATCGCTGGGGCAATAACCCCCAGGGTTAAGACTGCCGAAGAGAATGAGGTATTTTTTCTTCGCAACATTGTTGATTTTTCATTGCAGACAATAGAGGCCACTGCGACTGATACAGCCCAGGTTATCAATATTCCGGCGGGAACCACCGTTCTCACTGCCTGGCTTAGGGTAATTACTGCCGAGACAGCAAATGGAACAGTAGATCTTGGTTATGGGGGTGATCCTGACGTCTGGGGTGTTGCTCTTGCGGTTGATGGTGCTGCGGGAAGCCTGCTTGGATATCTTCGGGTTCCTTTATATTTCTCCGCTACTGATACCATTGACATCCTGGCTACTACAGATACCGGCGCTGTTGATATTGACGGTTTAAAGGTTGAAGTCGTGGCGATGTGCGTGAAAAACCTTTCGGCATTTTAGCTTGTAGGGGTAAATACAAATAATACAAGGAAGGGTGATTTTCCAAGGTTCGCCCTTCCTTATGTGAGGTAATAAAATGGCTGCTACATATAACTTTACGGATGGCACTATTGGGGGTCAGATGATCCCGAGTAGCCATTCTAAGATAAAATCCAAGAAGGCTGCTGTGCGGCCTTTATCACCAATAGATCAGCATCTTTTCGTTTTACGAAATTATGTTGATTTCACAAAGCAAACTTTGGATACGGGCGATACAGATGTTGCCCAGGTTCTGAATGTGATTGCCGAAACCACAGTTTTAGATGTTTGGGCTCGGATCGTCACGGCTGAAGGTACTGGAGCAATCCTCAACCTTGGCTATGGCGGTGATGTAGACAAGTGGGGTCAGGAACTCGCCATGGATGTCACAGGGGTAGTCCCTACCATTTACACCGCTTCGGATACCTGGGATGCCGCTTCTCTTCCCGATGGCGATGAAGAAGCCAAAGAAGTTACGGTGAACGGGGCACAGTTGGGTGATATGTGCGTTGCTTATTACAGCATTGACCTAGCTGACGTGGCGTTAACTGCCTCTGTTACGGCAGCCGATACAGTCACCGCGTTATTGCTGAATAACACAGGCGGTACACTTGATCTTGGCACGGCTACTTTGACTGTGATGGTAAATAAAGCTCCACTAAGGCAAGTCCCGGTCTACTTCTCTACTGCCGACACTATTGATTTTTCCGGTGCCGGAACGGTCGATTGTGATGGGCTCATAGTTGAGGTAAGCGCACTTTGTTTCAGAACTGACTAAAAGGGAATACGCCAAGTTCTGGCGGAATTTAAGCCTGTAGAGACGGCAGCTCTGGCTATCAGTTGTTATGGTGGTGAAACTATTGTCTATGAAGCAGGAGATAACCTCAGTTGGTAACAACTGGTAAGAATTATGGATCGGTAATAAGAAAAGATGACCACTCCAGATACCCTAATAACCGTAGCAAGATATGATCTTCGGGATATTGATGTAGCTGAGTATACTGTTGCCGAGCTTTTAGAGTATCTCAACAGGGCCATATTCCAGCTTGACTATACGTTATCCGGAATCGGGAGCGATCTTGTAATGGCTGAGGATACGAGCAAAACTCTTGTGAGCGGCGACAATTCGGTCGCTGTGCCGACAAATACCATAATTATTACCGATGTGTGGATTGATACTACTCAACTTAGTCCGATGACACCGCCTGCAAGACTTTATTATGAAAGAAAATGGATATCCTCTACTGGACAGCCTGACTATTGGTGTGTGATAGGGCAAAATATTGAATTTGAAGAGACTGCTGATGCTGATTATTCGCTGACTTTATATTTGGACAAAGCAACCGGAACTCTGCTTATTGATGGAACCCTGCCTTATGCAGATCAATTTAATGATACCTTAAGACAAGCAGTGGTTGTTCAGGCCAAAAATCGCAACGAATTTGATGCTGGGATGGATGGAGCTTTAATGAAATTTTTCAGTCAAGCGGTAATGTCAAAAAATATTATGAGACGGTATGCACCACAAATGCCTGCCAGAAGAAAATTGGATTTCTGAAAATGCCGTGGCCTACTTCAAATACTCAACCACGGCAATCACAGCCTTTAATGCTCTGGACTAAACCTCTGGGCCTTAATTCGGTTGTCAATGAAAAGCAATTGCTCCCAGATGAGTTTGCTTCTTGCCAAAATTTCAAGCTCAACGATTTCGGAAAATGGGTAACAAGAGACGGTCTCAAAAAAGTAAGTAGTGTCGCAACTGGCGCCGCAATAAAGCATATTGCCTATATTCCTATAGGAGCAAATACCTATATTTTTTTAGTTGATGCTGATCACAAAATTTACAAATGCACAGGAGTAGAACCCACTATCGATCCGGGTAACGCGCTTGCGACCCTGAGCGGTGAGGCAACCTTGGTGCCATTTAACGGCTATTGTGTCATTCTTGATGGAGATTATATCAAAGTGACGCAGGGGACAACAGTTAGTCTTGCCTATGATGATGGAGTGGGCCACGCGGCCTATCAACATAGCAATTTATGTGCAAATGATGATAATACTCAAAGTCTCTATTCTGGATCAAAAATCCGTTGTGGGACTAAGTTCACTACAGGCGTCTTTACGGGTTATACGATTCCTTTAACTACCTTGGATATTTGGATCAATAAGGCAGGTTCTCCGACGGGCAACATTACGGCTAAATTGTTCAATGCTTCAGGGGACACATTGCTTGCAACATCTGCAGCAATCAACATTGCTACACTAACCACAAACGCCATACAAAAAAGCTTTGTATTTGATGGCAGCTATTTTATGGCCTCGGCCACTGAGTTTATTATCTGCTTAGAATATTCTGGCGGGGGTGCTGCCAATTATCTCAAAGTCCATGGCTCCACGGTAGCATCCGGTGGAGATCAATATTACTATGATGGCACTTGGCACAATGTGTCTACCGCAAATACAAACTTAGGCGTAAAGCCTGGATTGCCACCTAAAGCCAAGTTTGGAGACGTAAAAGATAATAGGCTTTTTGTAGCCGGCGACCCGGACCATCCCGGGTATATTTGGTATTCAAATGTCAATACTGTTTTCGACTGGTCTACCGCTACTTCCCTTTTGTCTACAAACACTGGTTATGATACGGACGGTGGGGGGTATGTTTCTGCGGTTGACGATAACGCAAATTCGTATCCTGTGGGGGGGATTGTCGCTCATTACGGCGATCTCTTTGTTTTCGGAAAAGAGCAACAGCCATATATCTCTCGTTTGACAGGAGCAACTCCTAACGATTTTACTCTCCCGCCATTGTTTCAACAGATATTTACAAATCACAAAACTGTGAAAAGTTTGAGAAACGATGTTTGGCTGGCAAGTGGAGAATCTGTTCATAACATAGCAGGCGTACAAGAATACGGGGATATCAGGACTTATTCTCCTGGCGATCCCGTAAAGAATAAAATAGCTACCTATTTTGATGATAATGCCTTTGCTGAGTATAATCCGGCAGATGGACAATATTTAATCAAACTTAATGGGTATGACAATGTGCTTGTTTGTCATGTAGCATACCCCATAAATTCAGAAGAGGGTCCGACCAGATATCCCTGGTCAGAATACAAATTCAAGAATCTTACTCCGACTGCTTTTGCGTCTTTCAATAATAAATTCTATGTAGGATGTTCAAATTATTATCTTTATAGACTAGATGATACTTTGGTTCAAGATGATGGGGCAACTCCTGACTACGAAATAAAATCAGCAATCCTGGGAATGCCGGGGGCTTCCATCCTTGTACGAGATATGTTTATTGAATTAGCAAGCGCGGCAAATGCAAGCTGGACAATGGCATTTTATCGAAATGGGAGCGATTCGGCATTTCTGAGCAAAAATCTTTCAACCTCTGCCGGTCCAGTTCAATCCCGCTTAAATTTTTCCTGTGATTCAATTCAGGTAAAACTGGATACATTAACTTTTACAAGTCCTGTAAATATCCAGGGATTGGGATTATTGATTGCATCCATGAGAAGTAGAGGACACTGACATGGCTAAAACTCTTTGGCGGCAAACATTTAAGCAAAACGGGGTTCTTCTAAAGAATGCCGGTGTTTCGATTTATCTTGCCGGTACGTCTACACCTGCCCGTGTTTTTGATGCCAACGATAGCCTTCATGACACAGCGCCTCAAATCTATACCGATTCAGCAGGATTCGCTGATTTTTATATTGATCCCGATGATTATTCTAGTGGGCAGCTATTTGACATAGTATGTCAACCCGATGCTCGCTGCAACACTGAAAACGAAGTAAGACTTCCATCTTTACAGATTCTTCAGGATACGGAAGGATACAGAAATTATCGAAATGTATTTGCTCAAACATCTATGCCCACTATAGGTATGCGGGAAAATGACCTCTGGTTTGATACGGATAATGACAATGAACCCTATAGATATGATGGAACCAACTGGTCTTCAATAAGAGACGGCACAATAGCAACAGCGGCCAACACCGCTAATTGGAGTCAGATAGCAGATGATGATACCCATAAACCTGACGATGGCGCTGATGTAACTAGTGCTAATAATTGTCTCAATCCTGGTGATTATACATCACAGCATAATTGTCTCAATCCTGGTGATTATACATCACAGCATAATTGTCTCAATCCTGGTGATTATACAGCCAGTCATACGGCCGATAACACGGTTTATGTAAATGGTTCTACCACCCAAGCAGCCTATGGCTTTGATATGTATGGCGAATTTAGAATGCGCGCTGGGCAAGCTATAGATTTCCGTAGTTCAGGAGATGTGTTTTATGCGGCTATATTTGCAGATAATAATTATTTATATGTGCACTGTAATCGTGGAATTTACATGACTGCTGAAAGTGGTTATGCCTTGAGATTGAAATGTTCATATGAAGTGCAGATTTTTTCCCCAGCCATGGTTCCTTATACTAATTTATCTACAGATTTGGGATCACTTAGTTATAGATTCAGGGATTTATATGTACGTCATGTCAATACAAGTGGACAAGTAGCTTGCGTAGATATAGTGAGAGCTTATAAGGCTGCTGGAAGACTTAAACTTTATAGCATTGTAGACCATTCTTTCTTGAGTCAGTATGAGTTTGAATTTACAACATAATCTATAATTTTGGGAAAAATAAATGAACACAGAACTTAGAGAATCAATTAAAGTAACAAGGGAAGAATTGACATTACTGCGATTTGCATTTGATCTCGAAACAGAGAGAATGCAAGTTGAGGCTGTCAACAAAAAGTATGATGTTAATAACGAGCTAATTAATTCTGAACCGGTCCGGCTAATTTTCAGAAATGAAAGGTATAAAAAAGCCAGAGATTTTTGTTTAGCTGTTAATGCCAATACACCTGAGAGAATTCTCAATATGCTTTTACGGAAACTGGAAATAGATAGAAAGCTTAGTGATAATACGTTATGCGAATCTTTGCCGGAAGGTGTACTGCCTCATAGGGGGATAAAAAAATAATGGAGCAAAAACAGAATCAAGAATTACTTGTTAGGGTACAAGATAAATTTGTTCCTTTTATGAGAAATTTCGATGCTGAAAACCGAGGCAATCGCCTAAGTAAAGAAATCATTGCTGGATTTGGTGGATTCTTAGAAAATCTTGTTATGGAAATACTTGAAGAAGAACTGAGCAAGAAAAAAGGGCAGTCAGATTCTATATTGGATACAAAGACTGATGAGATATAATCAATGAGTTTCCCAACTGGTTGGGGCCGCAAATGTGCCCTAGTAATACAATCAAGCAAGGTTGATGCCAATCAGGTAAACTTTCCTGTTTTGCTGACAAAGGATACTTTGCCATCTGAGATGTTTGATGCAGATGGAAGCTACCCTGCGCTCAGTGGTGGTGGTGATATCCGTTTTTCGTCTGATAGCGCTGGGGACACCCAACTTGCCTGTGAAGTTGTTACCTCCACGATTGATAATGACCCAGCCAATGGAGTTGCCGAGATTTGGGTAAAAGTTCCTTCAATAAGCTCTTCATCTAACACAACCATTTACGTTTGGTATCATAAGTCTGGAGAAAGCCAGCCTGCAATAGACAATGCTTATGGTGCTGAGAATGTGTGGGACAGTAATTTTATTATGGTTCAGCATATGAATGATGCGACCACTTCTACCATTACTGATTCTACAAGTAATAGTAATGATGGGACGAAAAAAGCTGCGAATGAACCAATAGAGGCTACTGGGAAAATAGGTAAAGGGCAGGATTTTGATGGTAGTGCTTCTGGCGATGATTATATAACACCAGCTAATATGCTTGTAGTTAATAATACCTCTTGGTCTATAAGTGCTTGGATTAGATCATCTGGA